CCGGCGCTTCCTCGGCCGATGACCGGGCCTCGTGCGCCAATTCATCCCCAAGCGCGACCAGCCCGCGGCGGATCGCACGCTCGCGCACGATTGCGGCATGACGGCCAACGCTGACCGTGCCCGGCGTGTTCTGCACCAGGGCCGAGAGGTAGCCCAAGTCGGCAGCGCTTTGGCCAGCGGCCTGCAGACGTTCGAATACCGTCACGCTGTCAGCCGGCTTGCCCGCAGCAATTTGCCGGGCGATCTCGGCAAAAATCGCGCGGTGGTCGCCAATAGCGAAATGCTCGGCCTGCAGGTCACCGATGCGATCGAAGCAGTCGTTGTCGAGCAGCAGCGCGCCAAGCACGGCGTGTTCGGATGCGATAGCGGTAAGGCGATCTTCGGGGCGGTTGTGTGGCAGCGGCCCGTTCATGCAGCGTCTCCGTGCAGCCGGCGGGCCTGTTCGCCGACCGTGGTCAGCGCGACAGCGCCGTCGCCAGCGATGAACCACAGCCGGAACCAGTTGCCGCGGACGGACTTGCGGTGAACCGCCGCCCAGTCCTTGTACCGCTTGGCATCAGGCTGGCTGTAGCGGGCTTTGAATTCGAGCCAGTGCAGCCGCAGGAACTCCAGCGGAATGCCAACCTGGTCGGCGTAGGCGAAGACGGCATCGCCTTCGGGGATAGGCTTCTGCCCGGCCTGCTTGCAGGAATGCAGGTAGGACAGCAGGCCAACAGCGGAGCGCTTCGGCTTGTCCGATTTTTTCTCGGATCGCTGTTCGCCCCCCAAGGGGGGTATGGGGGGATTTATATCTCCTATCCTATCCACTCCCCTCCCCTCCGTAGGCGAGTCACCAGCGAGACACCCTGCGTCACCTTGCGTCACCAGCGCGTCACCACTCGATACTTTGCGCTTGCAGGAAGCACACACCAGCCGAAAACCCTTGAATTCATTGGGTTCATCCGGTGACGCAGAGGTGACGCGGGCCAGTGTGACACCCGGTGCGTCACCGCACAGGTGACACGCGTCACCGCCAAATTCGCGCAATTTCTTCAAGAGCAGTTGGCGTTGCTTTCCACCAAGCCGTTTTTGGTGACGCGCGTCACCTGCGTCACCAGTTGCGTCACCTGTGTCACCGCTAGGGTGACGCAGGGTGGGTTGGTCGATGCGCTGGTGATGCCAGCCAGTTACGTGCCAGAACTCCTTGCCGTCGACTTCGTATTCGACCAGCAACTGCTGCTCTATCAGCTCGTCGATCCACTGCATCACCGTGGATCCGGTGGCATCGTCGTCGCCGGGGAAGACTTCAGCCTTGAGGGTCTTGGGGCTGGCGGGATGGTTACCGCCGTCGTCACAGAAGTTCCAGAGGCCAATGAACAGGAGGCGTGCGTCTCGCGACAACTCCATGACCTGTTCGGAGGTCCAGTACTCAGGTTTGATTGATCGGATGCGGGCCACTGCTACTACCTCAGTCCCTGCGCGTTACCTGGCTGGCCAGCAGCTCGGCAATCGCCTGTTTCGTTTCGGCGCACAGCTGCAGACGCACATCGCGTGTGCTGGCCATGGTCATGCGGTGCAGCAGCTCATTGATCCAGGCTAGCTGTGCGCTCCATGCTTGCTGTGCGTCCATGTGCGTCCCTCAGTGCCGTGTGTTCTGCTCGGCCAGAAGGTCGTGCAGACCGACTGTCTCGAACGCCTTCGCGATGTGCGGGACGTGCATGGCCTCGGCGATCGCCTTGGTCAGCCGAATGTCGTCTCCGCCGCTCTGCTCCACCGCGTCTCGCATGGCCTTGGTGGCCACTTCGATCGCTTCCAGATAGGTCATGCACCCCTCGCTGCCAAGACGGCTTCCATAATGGTCAGAGCCCCGCGGTGCATGAGGTATTGGCTCAGGATCCTGTTGCCCAGCACGCGCTCAACGTCGGCGATCTTCTCGGCCGGCAGGGAGCGGCGAGGGTTGCCCTTCGAATTGAGGGCATCACGCTGGAAGTAGTCGCTGACGTGCGACGGGTAAAGGTCGGCCAGCGCGGCGAGCGCCTGGAGCGTCAGACCGATCTGCGTGCGGCGTTCCCATGCCAGCGCGCAGGCATCGCGGTAGGTGCTGCACGTCGCGATCTCAGCCTCGGACAAAAAACGCCCCTTGCCATGCATGAAATAGCCATGAGATCCAGTACCAGAGCCGGTTTCCGGCTGTTCGGCTACCCACATTTCTTGTTCTCCTGATTGGAAAAATCAATCAATTCCACAGTTGCTTCCACAGTTGGCCCAGGGGCCAAATAAAGGCGTCGATTGCGACGCCTTTTCAACTTTTAGGGTGCATCCCCAAGTCATGAAACAATCAAGCTCTCTGACCTTCTCAACCGCCCACGACAGGGGGATGCATGGAAAATATTCAGTTTCAGGTTCTCAGCGATACCGTCAAATATCTGCTCGGCAAGGTCAACGAACTCGAAAAACAGAACCACGCGCTGCGCACAGGGTTCAACCTACTTTCCGCTCGCTCGGATCTCGCAGAACTGTCGATTCAGGATCTGTACGAGTCTCACTGGACACGAGAAAAACTTGCCGAGAAAGCTCGGCAGAACGCAGCACAGCTGCTCGACGCGCGGGCCGAGCATCCGAATCCGGAATACGAGCAGTACCTGACCTTGACCCTCGCTGCGCTGCTCGAAGCAGCAGGAGAACCGCCACAACGGTGACTACGGCTTTCATCACGCCGCCTCCCTCGCCTCAGCGGGCGTGGCCTGGTCAGCCCAGTCTGGCCAGTATTTGTGCCAGTCCTTCGGACGGAGGCGCTTACGGCTGATGCCGAAGTGCTTTTCGATCGCTGGACAATGCGGCGCCGCGACTGGTCGATGGCGCTTCGGGTCGTCGCTTGTCCACTGGGTGACCATTTGAGGCGAGACACCGACAGCCCGCGCAAGATTGCTCGGGCCCTTGGCAGCTTCGACCGCCTCACGAATTGCCGCTAGGGCGTCAGGATTGATCGTGTTCATAGCCACAAACATAAAGCATTGCTTCCCAAATATCAAGCATTGCTGCTCAATTGAAAGCAATGATGTAATCCTGCGCATGCAAAGTTCGTCAGACACCTCTTCCCTAGCTCGCCGTATTTCTCAGGCGATCGATGAATCCAGATTGACGGCTGCCCAGATCGCCGAGGCTTGCGGAGTCACGCCTCAAGCCGTCAATGGCTGGAAGAAGACGGGCCGGATAGGTAAAGGACACCTTCCCAAATTGGCAGAGCTGACCGGGAAATCGTTGAAGTGGTTGATCGATGGCGCTGACGAGCCGGCAGGATCCATGGCTTCCTTTTCGGTCCGTCCCATTACCGTTTACAACAACCTGGAAGAACTACCGCCTGAGTCGACCGTACTTGTTAAGCGGGTAGATGTCGCCCTTTCAGCTGGGAAGGGGCGAGAAGCGTGGCACATCGAAGAAAGGGAGCCTCTTCCATTCCAAGCCGCCTACATCAGGCGTTTGGACGCGAGCCCGAAGAACCTGGTGGCCGTCAAGGTGACCGGCGACAGCATGGAACCTCGCCTTTTCGATGACGACACCGTACTCGTCGATAGCGCTGACGTCCGAGTCCCGGCAAATGGTGGGGTTTTCGCGTTGGTGTACGCAGGGGAAATGCTCGTCAAGCGGCTGCAACGACTGCCAAATGGAGATCTGAAAATCATCAGCGACAACCACGCGCGGTATGAAGCAATCACCGTTTCGACGCAAGATGCTGATCTCATCCAGATAGTCGGACGAGTAAAATATCGATCCGGCATGGGCGATTTCTGACGCGCCGCGTCCCCTCAATGCCCGCCACAGCGCGGGCTTTTTTGTTGCCGCCTATCAAAGCAATGCTTCCGATTGATAAATCTATGCTTGATTTACAGTAAGCATTGCTTTATCTTTTCTCCATCAACTCACCGATGGAGTCGCCGTGCAACACCTCAAGCGCATCCCGCGCACCTTCCGCAAACAAGCTGTCCGCGTTGACCAACGCACGGCCGTCGTGCTGTCCGAGGGACTGTTCTGGTCCGTCGTCGGCGAGTTCACCACCCCGGCGCCCGGCCTGACCCCGGCATTCATCGCATCCGACATTGCGCTCGTCTTCGAGGACGGCAACGTCTCGTCGTCGCTGATCGACAGCTTGGCCGCCGAATTCATCGCTCACCTTGAGTTGCTGGCGTCCTATTCCCTCGACAGCCGGGAGGCAGCATGAACACGGTCGACGACAACAACGCCTACGGCACCACCGCTGAGAAGGCATTCCTCGACCAGCTGGCGCGCAGCAAAGACGCCGCCACGCTCCTGTCGAACTACATCGCCGCCGCTGACAAGCGCGCTGTCTGGCATGGCATCGACAGGACCGAGGTGCTGCTATACGCCGAGCTGCTGCTGGGCAATGCGCAAGCTGCGGCAACCACGGCGCAGCACATGGCGAGGGCAGCATGATCACCGCTCTCAACCTCGGACCGTGGGAAGCCTGCGGCAACTTGATCCGCACGAAGCGCGAAGCCGACGGCAGCGGCGGCTTCCTGGTCGCGGAAGTGCCGGCGAACACCGGCCACACAACGGAAAAGGCGCTGGTCATGGCCGCGGCCCCGGAGATGCTGGCCCTACTTCGGAATTTGATCGACATCGAAGGCCCGCAGCCAGGCAACTCCGAATGGGGCGACAAGGCTCGTGCCGTCATCGCCCAGGCCACAGGAGAGCAAGCGTGAAAGCTATCCGTGCCCTCGCCTTCTGGTTCGCAATTGCCATCGGTGCCGTTGCCCTGTCGGGCCTCTACGCCTGGCTGAACGAAGGCATCAATGCCCCTATCTCGTCGAGATCCGCATGAACTACGACCCGACATCCAACCAACTGCTGGCCGTGGCCAAGCACTCGCGCGCGATCGACATCGCGTGCGCTGTGGGCTTCGTCGTGGCCGCACCCCTGATCTGGTATCTCGCCGTCGCCATCCGCGCCGGCGCCCTGTTCTGACCCTTCCCACCTGGAGACCACCATGGAAACCACCGCACCCGTCATCGCCCTGCAGAAAGTCGAGTCGTCGCAGATCCACAGCATCGGCCACGACGCCTCGACGAACACGCTGGCCATCCGCTTCAAGAACTACAAGGGCGACGCCACCAGCCTGTACCACTACAGCAACTTCACCGCCGAAGAGTTCGCCGCGTTCAAGACGGCCGAGTCGATCGGCTCGCACTTCGGCAAGCACATCAAGCCGTACGAC